GGACGATCGACCTGGGGGCAGCTGCGGCACCGGCCGGTTTGGATCGTGTCGGCCGAGACCACCAGCAGGCCCCGGATCCCATGCCCGGTGGGTGCCGTTGTGCTGGCCAGCGTGTTGAGAGTTGAGAGAGAATGGCCTTGCCGTTGGCCCGCTGGTCACCAAGGCCTTAGCGGGCTTGTCAGCTGGCCTGATCAGGCTGTTAGGGGGTGGGCGGTTAGTCCAAAGGGCCAAGGCCTTGGCCTACGGCCACCAGCCACCCGGCACACGCCCGCGCGCGTGGGTTTGGCTCATGGGGTGGCACCATACAGGGCTGAAAGCCCTGTATGGCCACAGGAAATACTGATCGACCGAAGGGAGATTCAGTAATGTGGAAAGTGAACCGCACCGGTGGGTGTTGCGCCAGTAACCGTATTAGATACCTCCGTACTCCCGCGAGAAAAAAATATAATAATATATCTCAGGACGTACCTCAGCCCCCAGGTGACCCTGAGACGAGATCCCCCTAGTTATGGTGTATTTGGGTTGGCTTGAATCCAGAGTCCTTAGAGGGGCTCTGAGGGCCTCTGAGAGGTCACTCACACACATTGGGGTGGATGATGGAGGATTGTTGGCTTATATTCGGATTTATGGACACACCAGATAAGAAACCTGAGCAGAAGCGCACGAAGATTGAGGTACACAGTGCCTGGATGTTTGATTGCGACGGCTGTGGAAGAGAGAACTTCATCCGTGGCGTGAGGAGGGAAACTGTAGAAAATGGGGGGGATCGGGTGGATCTATATGTTTTGTATCCCCGTGAGGTCTCTTGTAAGTTTTGTACAAAGAAGTTTGAAACGGAGTTGTCGTCATGAAGCGATTGGCGTTATTTGGTGTTTTCTTAGTAACATTACTCTTTATAGTTTACTTGACGCTTCAGACCATTGTGACATCGTTTCTCTTATATAGGTTGCTTGCTTTGCTATGACAGTAGATTTTAGTAGTATGCCTGATGACACTATGACAGCGGATGGATTTGATCAGGCGATAATTGGAGTAGATTCTAAAGGTGAGCAGCCTGTTGTTAAGTATGATTACAATAAGTGTGTTGCTATCCTTGTAAAGGATAACAACATGTCCCACGAGTCTGCCATGGAGTGGATGGACTTTAATGTGGTTAGTGCTAATGTGGGGCCGGGAACTCCTGTGTTCTGCTATCCTGACTGCGAGGAAGACGGATGACCCAGTATGCACGTCCTACTGGGACAACAAGCGACGGTAACTGGACGAACAACCATACCACCGTTGACAACACGAATGACCCAACTGGGACAGGTGCTGATGGCGACTTTGTTATTGGTGATGGGTCGACAGGGAGCGAGATCCAGTTGGACTTGGCACTTGGCAATACGATTACTGATCCCAGCACGGGGGCGGATCATAAATTATACTTCCGGTTCAAGGTAAGTGATGCCACAGATGGGTCGGGTGCGCAGAGTTCCGGTTCATCGACCCTGACGGTTAAGCTGATGGAAGGCGGTAGCACACGGGTGACCAGGACGATTAACACCAGTACAACCCCAGCACTCGGTGATTCGTTCACCTACAACTCGGCCACCTCCGGTGCCACGGGTTTCAACTTGACGGCAGGTGAAGCCAACTCGATTAGTTCGTATGACGACGTATTCATTCGCATCCTCTACGAGGATTCGGAGGCAACAGATTACATATTTATTTCCCAGGTCGTGCTGGAGGCTCCTGACGCTTCTGCCGGGACTCCAATAGGTCCGATATCGATGAATACTTACCGACAATTAAGAAATTAGGAGATTACGATGCCAAAGGTAGGAAAGAAACAGTTCTCATATTCGAAGGCTGGTAAGAAGAAGGCCAAGGCCCACGCCAAGAAGACTGGTAAAAAGGTTATATCGAAGAAACCTTCTGGTCAGCTGAGGTCTCTTTCACAGAGGGCGTACTAAATGTTTATCAAGCAGTCCACTGCTTACACGTTCAGGTTAGGGCCATTTCTGGACGAGACTGATGGTAAGACGGCTGAGACAGGCCTGACCATTAGTCAGGCTGATGTTCGTCTGTCCAAGGCTGGCGGTAACTTTGCCCAGAAGAATGAGAGTTCTTCCTCATCGCATGATGAGATTGGGTTCTATATCTGTGTGCTGGATGCAACGGACACCAATACTTGTGGTGAACTGCTGGTGGCAGTTCACGAGTCAGGAGCATTGCCGGTATTCGTGACTTTCCAGGTTGTGGAAGAGGCCATCTATGCGTCTCTCTTTGCAGCCAGTGCGGATCTTATTACCAAGGTAGATGCGATTGATACGGTTGTGGATGCGATCCTGGTAGATACCGGGACCACGCTCGATGGCAAGCTCGATACGATTGACAACTTCCTGGATACGGAAGTCGCCGCCATCCTGGCTGACACTAATGAACTTCAGGGAGACTGGGTCAATGGTGGTCGGCTGGATCTGCTTATTGATTCGATCATCTCCAAGGTGGATGTGGTTGACGGCATTGTGGATTCGATACTCGTGGATACCGCAGAGATTGGTTCGGCAGGAGCAGGGTTAACCGCTGTGTGGACGACAGGGATTACCGAGTCTTATGCTGCCGATGGGTCGGCAGCAACGCCTGCCCAGTTGATGTATATGATCTGGTGTGCTGTGCATGAGTTTAGCATCAGTAGTACCACGATTACCGGGAAGAAACTGGATGGTAGCACCACTGCCATGACATGGACGATCAACAGTGCGAGTGAACCGACTAGTAGAACAAGGGCGAGTTGATGGCGGTTAAAGATCTCATTGGGCCGGGCTTTGTCGGATCGGAAACGATCCAGTACATCGTTACCCGTGGGATGTCATCGATTGACCCCCAGATGAATGTGGCAATCATCTTCCAGAGCAACGTGCTCATAGGAGATGCGTTGGAAGAAGAACACTTTTTGAAGGGTGTTGCGGTAACTGGATTTACCTTTCTCTTGTTAGATGCTGGTAATGGTACCACCATTACCAGCGGCACAGTGACAGGTAAGATCACCAAGGATGGTGGTACCCAAGGTGCAGTAGCTGGTTCCTTCGTTCACGAGGGTAATGGCCAGTGGTCGGTAAACTTGAGTGCCACTGAGATGGATGCTGATGTGATTGGATTAACATTCCTACACAGTAGTGCCGTTCCGGTCTACAAGACGTTGAGGACTAAATGACAGACAAACCTAAAAGGGATTCTCCACGTAAGCTGTTCGTCGATCGCATGAGGCGAGAAGATCGTTTCAGCGAGTACCGAAAATCGTATCGTGCTTATATGGAGAAGGGTTTGCCTTTTTTGAAAGCCCAGTATCAGACGATGCTGGACATGGGGTACGAAGGACCTGAAAAGGAACGAGAGATTGTAGCCAACAAGGAGGAAGAGGCTAGAAAGATTCTCGATCAGGATGCTAGTAAGTTGCTTGCTGATTACGATATCAACGAGTCGGACTTACCAATAGAGATTGCGTTTGTCTTCCATAATTTGCACAAGGCTCGTGGTGAACGTCATGAGTGGGGTGTGAAGCCACAGGAAGCACCAACGCCGGGAGCCTGGAACATGCTCGTCTGGGCGACGGAGAATGAAGGGAAGTTCATGGAACTCGTCATCCGTGAACAACTCAAGGGCAAGGGTAAGCAGACTGACGAACAAGGTATGGGCGACACAGGTGAATCGATTTTGCAACTAGAAGAGATGCTATCGAGTGCGCTGATGCCAAATGAGTCTTTACAATCAAGTACCGAAGAACCTGAAAGACAACCTGAAGTATCGGCGTGAGCTACTGGCTTGGGCTGATACTCCTGCTCGTCGTCGCAGTCTCTGGACTGCGTGTAAGCACGATATCTTGTTTTTCATCAATGCCTTCTGCTGGCTCTATGAGCCACGTACAAGTCGGCTGCGCGGTACTACGTCTAATGTGATCCCGTTCATGACATACGGGTACCAGGATGACGCTTTTCTTGAGATGTACGAACATCTGGGTCGAGAGGACATAGGTGTCGAGAAGAGTCGTGACCTGGGTGCTACCTGGATGTTCTTAACATTGTTCTTCCATGGCTGGCTTTTTGAAGACTTCTCCAGCTTTGGAATCATGAGTCGGACAGCAGATCTTGTCGACAAGCCAGGAAAGAAGGACACGCTTTTCTGGAAATTAGATTTTCTGCTGCACGGCGAAGGCAGGAAGGGGGGCCTGCCGACGTGGATGCGCCCGAAGGATGTCTACCGCTCCATAATGCTGATGGAGAATCGGGACAACGGTAGCACCTTCGAGGGCGCAACCACGACTGAAGATGCTTTCCGTGGTGGTCGTAAGAAGGCCATTGCCCTTGACGAGTTTGCTGCCTTTCCCAACGGTGCTGACTACGAGGCTCAGAATGCTACTCAGCATGCAACGGATTGCCGAGTCTTTGTGTCGACACCCAAAGGGGCTGCTGGAGCCTACTACGATGTGATGCACACCCCTTCGTCTATGGTAAAGATCATCATGGATTGGAAGAAACATCCGGATCGTCGGATAGGTCTTTATGATTCAGCTGAAGGTAAACTTGAAATCCTTGATAAGGATTTCAAGTTTCCTGCCGGGTATCCGTTTGTTCTGGATGGCAAGACTCGTAGTCCTTATTACGATAACGAATGTAGTCGTCCTGGTGCTACACCCCAGAGCGTGGCCCAGGAACTCGATCGTGACTATGGTGGGTCCGATTACCAGATCTTTGGTAAGGATCTCTACGAAGCCGGTCAGAGGAACGTGATGATCCCCTTCATGCGTGGCGTGTTTGGCTACGATTCAGATAGCCTGGATCCGATCTTCGACCGTTCGGATGATGGACCATTGAGGCTGTGGGTCCATCTGGATAACTCTGAGCGACCTACCTCCATGTACTCTGAGTACGTCATCGGGTGCGATATCTCTGCGGGTCTTGGTGGCAGCTATACGAGTAACTCCGTGGCGACGGTGGTTAACGCCGTTTCCAAGACGCAGGTAGCAGAGTTTGCCTCTAACACAATGCGGCCCGAGGACTTTGCTGACTTCGTGATCGCACTATGTACCTTCTTCCATGATGCGTATCTCATCTGGGAATTCAATGGATCTCCGGGTGGTGCTTTTACGAAGCGGGTGCTCGATCAGCGGTATGCGAATATCTACTTTCGAGAAGTCGAACACAAGAACTTCAAGAAGAAAACAAAGAATCCTGGCTGGTGGAGTAACGAGAAGAACAAGTTGGCTGTCCTCTCCACTCTGGCCACGGCTATCAAGTCCGACGAGTTTATCATCCGAAGTACTGATCTCCTTGATGAGTGTCGGCAGTACGTCTACAAGGACGGTCGTGTTGTTCACAGTCGGAGTGTCAGGACTATCGACGATTCCAGTAAGGGGCAGGCCCATGGGGATCGTGTCATCGCTGCTGCACTCGCTTGGCATGCTGTCAAGGACAGACCCTCTCAGCCAAAAGAGGATCACCGCCAGGAGACTCCTGTTGGTTCGATGGCTTGGCGATTCAAAGAACGTAATGACAAGTTAGAAAAACTTAAAAGTGATGGGTGGGATTAATGAATCCAGAAAATGCTAAAGAACGTGCTCGTCTCATGAAGGCGATCGAGCTGTCCACGAGAGCACTGCGACCATTTCGCCAGAAGCGAGAGAAGTTGGTACGGGATTATGTCGGCTCTCATTACGGGAACAGTGGTACGGGTCGTGAGGTGCTCATGAACTTGATGTACCAGACCGCCGAGACTTACTCGCAGTCTCTTGCTGCTAACCGGCCGAGGATTCTGGTAACGAGTAAGCACAAAAAATATGTCTGGTTTGCGCATCACTTCCAGCTCGCTACCAATAATCTTATTAAAGAAATTCACCTTGAGGAGGTTCTGAGGCAGGCTGTTCTTGATGCCTTCTTTTGCCTCGGAGTTGTGAAGGTGTACAACGCCGATGCCGGATTAGTCGAACTGGAAGGTGAGGACGAGTGGGTGGATCCTGGTAAACCTTTCGCTGAGAACATTAGTCTTGATGACTTTGTCTATGACACTCAGGCAACCGACTGGCGCAAATCTAAGTTCGCTTTGAATAAGTATCGGATGAGTTTTGACAAGATGAAAGAGGACGTGGCTTTTGATCCAAAGGTGAAGGA